TTACGGAGGCGGACGCAAGCAGTCCACCCTTTGGCAGATCGAGAAACCCCGCAAATCCGAAACCGGCCACAGCACGCAGAAGCCCGTTGAGTGCATGAAGCGCCCCATCGAGAACAACTCCTCGCCAGGGCAGGCCGTCTACGAGCCGTTTAGCGGCTCCGGCACGACGATCATCGCCGCCGAGATGACGAGCCGCTCTTGCCACGCCATTGAGCTCAACGCGGCGTATGTCGACGTCGCCATCAAGCGCTGGCAACAGTTCACCGGCCAGCAGGCGACGCTTGAGGGCGATGGCCGCAGTTTCACCGATGTGGCGACTGAGCGATGCAAAGCCGCGGCATGAGCGCCGTCGAGGCCATCGCCAATGTGGCGATTGGCTACCTTGTGGCTGTCGGCGCCAATTTCGCCGTGCTACCGATGTTCGGAATGCGGCCCTCGCTTGCCGACGGCTTCGCCATCGGCGCGGTGTTCACCGCGATTTCGCTGGTGCGGTCCTATGCGCTGCGCCGGCTGTTCAACAGCCTCAGGTGATCGTCATGGTCATGCCCGCGCACAAGCCCACCGAAGAGCGCCGCCGCCAAGTCGAGCAGGCGTCCGGCCTCGGCCTGCCGCATGACCAGATAGCCGCGCTGGTCGGCATCAGCGACGAGACGCTCCGCAAGTACTACAAGACCGAGCTCGCGGTCGGTAAGGCCAAGGCATCGGCGCAGGTCGCAAAGACGTTGTTCAACAAGGCCGTGCAGCAAGGCGACACCACCGCGATGATCTGGTGGACCAAGGCGCAGATGCGCTGGACCGAGACGCAGCGCCACGAGAACTCCGGCCCTGACGGCGGGCCGCAGGTGATCAAGAACATCTACGAGTGGGGCGAGCCGCAGTGACCGTCGAGGTCGTGCGCCGCTGGCGCATGCCATACGCGCCGCGCAAGGCTTTCGTCCCGTTCCACCGCCGCCATCAGCGCTGGTCCTGCCTCGTCGCTCATCGTCGCGCCGGGAAAACGGTGGCGGCGATCAACGACCTGATCCGCGCCGCGATCACCGCGCAGCGCCCGCACGCCCATTACGCCTACGTCGCGCCGTTCCGCTCGCAGGCCAAAAGCGTCGCCTGGGACTACCTCAAGCGCTTCGCCGAGCCCGCGACCGCCGGCGTCAACGAGGCCGAGCTCACGCTTACAACGCACAACGGCTCGAAAATCCAGCTATTCGGCGCCGACAACGCCGACGCGATGCGCGGCCTCGGCTTCGACGGCGCGTACCTCGACGAGTACGGCGACTTTCGCCCTTCGGTCTGGGGTAACGTCATCCGCCCGACGCTGTCGGATAAACAGGGCTGGGCGGTTATCGGCGGGACGCCAAAAGGCAGGAACCAGTTCTTCGACGTTTTCGACGCTGCTGGTCGATCGCCCGATTGGTTCTGCATGCGCCTGCGGGCCAGCGAGAGCGGCATCCTGCCCGATGTCGAGCTCCACGCGCTCCGCGCGCAGCTGACCGAGGATCAGTACCATCAGGAATACGAGTGCAGTTTCGACGCCGCCATCCTCGGGGCGTTCTATGGCGTCGAAATGCGCGAGGCCCTCGATGCTGGCCGCATCCGCGAGGTGCCGCACGACGAGGCGCTGCCGGTCTACACCGCATGGGACATCGGCTGGCGCGACGACACCGCGATCTGGTTCTGGCAGGTCGCCGGCGGCGAGATCCACATCATCGACCATTACGCGGTCTCCGGCGCGACGATTGCCGAGCTCGCGGAGGTCGTTGCGGGCAAGGGCTACCGTTATGGCCGCCACCACCTCCCGCATGACGCCAGGGCCAAGACGCTGGCCTCGGGCGGGCGCAGCGTGGTCGAGCAGCTCGCAGCGCTACTCGGCGGCATCGGCATGTTCACGATTGTGCCTGACCTCGGCGTGCAGGATGGCATCCAAGCCGCGCGCCTCGCGCTGCCGCGCTGTTGGTTCGACGCCGAGCGCTGCCGCGACGGGATCGAGGCGCTGCGCCAGTACCAGCGCGAATACGACGAGGACAAGCGCGCCTTCCGCGCCGCCCCGCGCCACGACTGGACCTCGCACAGCGCCGATGCGTTTCGCATGCTCGCCATCGCGTGGCGCGAGGAACCGCGCATGCCTCAGCCAGCTGCTGATCGCCCACTATTGATTGGGGTCGACAACGCGGCTACCCTCAACGACATGTGGGCCGCAGCCGCGGCTCGAAACCGGAGCGCGCGGATATGAGCGACAGCACCGAGTACCACGCCGCCATGGGCGAGTTTGCGGGGCACCTGCTGTGCACCGCCGTAGCCGCGCATTTCATGCACTGGTCCACCTCGAGCTACGCCGCGCACAAGGCGCTGGGCGAGTACTACGAGGCGATCCCCGACCTCGTCGACACGGTGGTCGAGAGCTACCAGGGCATCTACGGGCTGGTCGGCAAGTTCGTCGCGCGCATGGACAGTCCGCGCGGCAAGGGCGTTGAGGCGATGGTGGCGTATTTCCGCGACCAGCAGGAATACGTCGAGAAGCAGCGCAAGAAGCTGCCCGACCGCAGCGAGCTCCAGAACGACATCGACGCGATCGCGTCGCTGATCGATTCGACCCTCTACAAGCTCCGATTCCTTTCGTGAGGAGGCCCATATGGCCGGCGTAAACAATCCCTATCGGTATGCCTACGAGGCCGTCGCGGCATCGCAGACCGGGCAGGTGCTCGGCGGAACCGGCGCGACGGGCGATTACCTGCACCGCGTCGTCGTGGCTGTCGCGACTGCCGCAACCTCGACGGTCTCGGTGATCGACGGCTCGACCACGATCCTCGACATCCCGGCCAACACGCCCATCGGCGTGTACGACATCGAGCTCAATTCGGTGTCGCGCAACGGAGTGTGGAAGATCACGACCGGCGCGGGCGTCAGCGTCCTGGCGGTCGGCATCTTCTCGGCGTGATGCCATGAACAAGCCCGGCCTCTACGCCAACATCCTCGCGAAGCAGGAGCGGATCAAAGCGGGCTCCGGCGAGCGGATGAAAAAGCCCGGCGAGAAGGGCCGCCCGACCGCGGCTGATTTCAAGCAGGCCGCGAAGACCGCCAAGCCGGAGAACAAGCGATGAGCTCGCCAGCGTGGCAGCGGAAGGAGGGCAAGAACCCCTCCGGCGGCCTCAACGCCAAGGGCCGCGCCTCGTACAAGGCCGAGACCGGCGGCACGCTCAAGCCGCCCGTGAAGAGCGGCGACAACCCGCGTCGAGCCTCGTTCCTCGCGCGCATGGGCAACATGCCCGGCCCGATGGAGAAGAACGGCAAGCCCACGCGCCTCGCTTTGGCGCTGCGCGCTTGGGGCGCCAGCAGCAAGGCCGACGCAAAGGCCAAGGCCCGCGCCATCAGCGCGCGCAACAAGGAGTAATGGCGATGGCGATGACCCGCGAGCAGATGGACGAGTTCGACCGGCAGGTCATGGGCATCATGCCCCCGGCACGGCCCATCGCCAACACGCCCATGCCTGAAGATCCAATGCTGCGGCCCGAGGGCACCGCGGGCGGCCCGGTGCGCAGCTACTCGCTGGATGACATCCGCCGCTTCCTCGGGCTCGGTGGTCGCCCCGCGATGTCGCCTGCCGAGGCCGCGGATGCCGCGCAGATGTACGAGCGTCTGCCCAATCGCGCCCTGCCGCCCACGCCGCCCGGCGGGTACGACGCACCGTCGCCATCGATCCCATACATGCCCTCGACCGACCCGCGCGGCGCTGCGGCCCCGATCCCGCCGCCGCCAAGGCCTGCGGCTCCGGCGCGTCCTCGCATCCCGATGCCGCCGCCTGCCGCGCCGACTTCCGGCGCAGAGCTGGAGTCAATGGCGACCGGCCTGCCGATCCCCCCGGGTGGCGGCCAGATCGCGCCAATCCCGATGGCGCCGCAGGTCATGCCGGGTGAGGCCAGCACGGTTCCGCTGCGCCTCAACCCGCAGCAGCTTGCGCGCGCCATCCAGCGCTACGGCCGCATGGAGCTGGATCCCAATTCCTTTGCGGGTCGCTTCGCAAGGACGCAGCGTTGATCACCATCGCCACCGTCCTGCGCTCCGGCGGCGACTACGAGCCGAAGCATGTCCTGGCGTTGCGCGACATGGTCGCCAAGCACGCGCCCGAACATCGCTTCGTCTGCCTAAGCGACCACGAGGTCGACGTCGACGTCATCCCGCTGCGGCATGATTGGCCCGGTTGGTGGGCCAAGATGGAGCTCTTCCGCTTGCCCGGCCCGGTCCTCTACTTCGACCTCGACACCATCATCGTGCGCGACATCAGCCCGGTGATCGAGCTTGCTGCCGAGGAAGATTTCGTCATCTTGCGCGACTTCTACCGCGGCGCGCACAACCGCCGCGCCATGCAGTCAAGCATGATGTGGTGGAAGGGCGACCTTTCCCGCCTCTACGACGACTTTGCGGCCGATCCGCGTTTCTACCTCGGCGGCGACCAGGAATGGCTGGAGCAGCATTTCGGCGAACCCGCGACGCGCTGGCAAGACATTTGCCCCGGCGCGATCGGCAGCTTCAAGGCCACGCCGCGCACCGACGCCGAGCGGGTCATCATCTTCCACGGCCAGCCGCGCCCGTGGCAGCAGACCGAGGTCGCGTATCATGCAGCGGCGTGAAGGTTGGCACGTTCCAGACGCCGACCAGGTCGCGCTGGAGATCATCCTAAGCGAGGTCAACGACCTAGAATCGGACATCCTGCCGCGCACCGATGGCCGCAGGACGGCGATACAGGCAGGCGGGAACCTCGGCATCTGGCCGATTGCGCTGGCGTTGCATTTCGAGCGCGTCATCACCGTCGAGCCCGACGAGGAGAACCACGCCGCGCTGATGTTGAACCTCGACGAGCGCCTGCTCGGTTCCAACCGCGAGCGCGTGCGGGCCTATCGCGGCGCTTTCG